GGTGTAGTTCTATTAATCGTCCCAATCGTCAACGATAGAACTCAAGTCGTCATCAGCATCCTTGGTGGGAGGGGAGGGCTTTTTAACGACCTTCTTTGGCTCAGATACAGGCTCTTCCTTATCCTCTATAACCACAAGAGGCTCGTCGAAAGGATTATCTTCAGTCTCATTAAACACATACCCATCAGTTGCCTCGAAAGGATTTCTTTCTTCTATAGGCACGTACTTTATGACCTGTACGGCTCTTAAACGTAACGACACATTCTGCTTACCACCCATGTCATACGGATAAAACTGCACAGCCACATTGACTGTGCTACCTGTTGTCAACAAAAAATCATCTGGTAGCCTGTTACCTTTGGCATCAAATTGCAAAGGTTTTTGGGTTACTTTGTTTTTGTACGCCCCTTTCAGATTTGCCTTGTGCGTGAACATGCCATCATCGTCTTTGACAAATTTACGCTCTAATTTATCTGCCCACTTCTCTTTTTTGTTGGCTTGGTAACTCTGTGTCATAGCAGTAAACAATGCCTTTGCAGTATCATTATCCATACGAAACTGTATGGAATACTCTGCATTTGGAGCAGTGGGGTCACACGTCACAGACCGTCCTTCGTTACTATCAAAGTGATAAGTCGTGTTTATTTTAGGCCATAGAGCCTCTACGTTTTTTATAATATATTGTTCCATTTATCTCTCCTTCTCTCTATATTATAAGTCTTCATCTAGTTCCGCTAGGGAGTCTTCGCTCTCTGTTTCTTCGCTACGTTTACTAGATGCTTTCGTCAGTGCAGTAGCTACATCACTAACACGAAACCTGTAGGTCTTACCTATTTTTATATAAGTATCCTCTGGTATATGTTTCTGATGTACCCAAGCACGAACAGTCGATACAGACACACTAAAGTGTTTAGCTACGTCTTCTATTGTTATAAAAGGTTCATTCATTTCTTCCTCACAGAAATTGTTACTTCTTCTTCAATCTCTAATCCCTCTGGCTTAAGATCAGGATTTTCTTCCAAGAACTCTCTCATGTTCGCCTGATTGATACGTTTGTCTAGTAACTGCGGTGCATTCTCTTCCACAATAAGTCTGTGCATAGCATCCCATTCACTAACCCAGTATTTCTTTTTAGTCGAACGAAAGAACAATCCTTCAGAAGTTCTCACGCTTTCTACATTGTGAGCTTCACAATGATCTAGCATTGCCTGCTTTACGGTATCCATCTGCCGTATAAGGTTGCCATCTTCCTCCTTATACTTGGCTGACAGCATGGATCTTTCTGCTCGTATACGTAAATACGTTTTTGCCAACTTGTCAGGGGTTACTTTGTCACCCATATCTCTCTCCTATTCTTATTATCTAATAACATGTAATATCAAAAGATAACTTAGTCAAGCACTTCTTTGTAAAGTTCTATAAATTTTGTGTGTACGTTTATTTTTCTATCTAACAGTCTGTATACGTGCTTTTCTGCATCAGAACCTTGTAGTTGCACAACTGTGCATTTGTGTGTTTGTCCTGACCTATGCACACGTGCGTTTGCTTGGTCGTATGTTTCTAACGAACTTGTTGGCCCCCACCACACCACTGTGTTAGCTCGTGTTAACGTGACACCATGTGCTGCTGCTTGTGGTTGTATCACCAGGACAGTTGGGTCAGTCTCCTCTTGAAACCTTCTAAATATCTGTGTGCGTTTGTATGCAGGGACATCTCCACGTATGACCTCTGTAGCTATACCTTCCGAACGTAGCTTATCTGTCAATATATCTATGGCATGCTTGAAAGGTACAAATACAAGAACCTTTTGACTAGACTCATCTATCACCTCGCGTAGCACCTTGTATCTGTTCTTTATATCAAACTCTAACACGTCGCCCTCGTCTGTGTAGATTGCCCCCGCTGATATTTGCAGTAACTTGTTAAGAGTTACAGCCGCGTTTATGGCTGTTACTTGTTCGCCTGTGATATCTAACACAAGCTTTGTTTTTAACTCTTTGTAGTATTTCTTCTGTTGCGCTGTAAGCTCCACTTGTCGTTTCGTATATACCATAGGTGGTAAATCAAGACACTCGTCCTTCGTAAAACGTATGGCAGGTTGCAACGCTCTATACACTATGTCTGTAGCGTCTGGTCGTATCTTCCATGTAAACTGCGATACCTTTATCATAACCATATCTTTAAACGCACCAAAAAATCTTGGCACTCTATGGGGGCTAACAAGTTTTGCTAGACCATATGCGTCTGTAGGGTTTTGCGCGGCTGGTGTACCTGTCATCATCCACAGCCACGTGTTATCATGTATTAGTTGACGTAGTAGCTTCCAGCGCCTCGTTTGGACATTCTTATAATGTGTGGCTTCGTCTATAATAATTAAATCAAACCCACCTTTTTTGAGGTCATCTAGTACGATACCCACACCATCGTAGTTTATAACCACGTAATCTGACCCCTCTTGTATTATCTTACTACGCTTATCTGCTGACCCATGTGCTACAGAAACTGTACGATGCGTGGCAAATGTAAACAAGTCATCACGCCATGCACTATCCATAATCGAGAGCGGGCATACTACAAGCACTCTGTTTATTATACCTTGTTTCATAAGGAAATCAGATGCCCATATAGCACTTGCGGTCTTACCTGTGCCTTGTTCGTTGAAACAAAAACCTTTTTGGTTTATGGTAAGGAATGATGCGGTTGAAATTTGATGGTCAAATGGTTGGTATCTTCCTGTCCATATGTATTTTGCTTCTATGGGTGACGGTGATTTTATACCTAGCTGATTCAGGCTCTGTGCTTCTTCAAGCCCCCAGTTAACTATCACCTCGTTATCACCTACCTTCTTACTTTTAGGTATGGTATTTATAACTTTATCAGGGTCACGTAACCGTAGGCGTAAAGCCTTGTTGTCTATTATTTGCATTTCTCTTTCTCATTTTTTATATTTATTTTTTTCTAGGTCTTCCGCGTTTTCGCTTTGTGTTTTGCTCTGAGTTCTTCTTTTGCTCTTTTTGCGATTGCGGCTTGTCTTGGCTTCCCTGCGACTTTAGCTCGCTGCTCCACCACAGTAAGGATTTGAATCTTCCGTGCGTATGGTTTATTGATCCGCTTAACCTTACGAGCAGTTGCTTGGGCATCAGCCACAGTGGCAAATTTAATAGGGACTGTGTCTTTCGGGTTTTCATCAGTATACAACCTCCTTCCTGATCCTTTTGGTTTTTTACCTGTTCCAACTTTAGGGTCTTTCTTTTTCATTTCTTTTTCTTCTTTTGTCCGTTTCTTGCTCTGTTCTTTGAGGGGCTTTCTAACTTCGTGCCATCTTTGTTTGAACCACCTTTGCTTAACATCTTATTGTGTGATACGTCTTTACCTTTGCGACTGATGCCCTTTTTGTCGTAGGCTCTCCTAGCACGTTGTCGCTCCATTCTAGCTGGGTGTTCTCCACGTTCCTTTTGCTTCTTATATTCTTTTTTATAAGGTCTGGGCGATTTAGTGTACGGCATCAGTTACTCCCATTGTAAACACACTCTATAACCGCGCAGTGTCTACGGCATAATCCACTTGGTCGTGCGTTCCATATGTCATTATCGTGTGCGACTTGCATGCGCTCATAGTTAGCTAACCATTTATCCCATAAGTCTGTCAACATATCTATTGTGTATTTTGCTTTTATAAATTTGTTAGCCACAACAAACATCAAAGCCGCGTTGACCTGTTCAACTGTGGGAAAGTGTTTAAATGTAGCCATCGCCATAAGCTCCAGTTGTCCTTTATCTGCATATTGGGCATTACGTCCAGTCTTATAGTCTACCACCCATGCTTTCGTGTCGTCAACTATTACCAAATCCGCTATGCCACGCCACCATACGTTTTTATCTTTGAACCCACATGGCTCAAGCTCTGCGGTCAGACCCATACGCATCTCTGTAAACTTGTTACCCTGTCTGCGTTCAAGTGCTTCGAGGGGACCTTTGAGAAAAGCAAACCTGTCTGGTATTGGTGTACCATCACGTATGAAGTCCTCCGCTACAGCATGCAGTTCTGTGCCGTAACGCATCGCCTCTGTGTGTGGCTCTTTATAATCTTTAGCTATTTTCATATGGTAGAACTGTTTGGGGCATTGTTCAAACGCCTTTATTCTACTATACGACCAAGGTGCTATACTCACTCACATTCTCCATAAGATTTGCCTTTACCTGATTCACAATCTATCGGTAAACCCTCTGCCCATTCTGGTGGTTGACGCATACATTCTTCGATGTATTCTTGTGCCTCGTCCACCTCTTCGTCTTTGACACAACACGCAATACTGTCATGTACTGTCAAGACAACTCTATACCTCTTGGCTATTTGTAACATCTGTTCACCAATAATGCAACGAGCTATGGCTTGGCACACATTCTCTATTATCTTACCACCATATATCCGCACACGACCACGCCTTGTCTTGTAGTCAAACTCCACACCTTTATCTGTCGTAGTGAACTGTAAATCGTCATAACGTAAGTGTAGTCCAGAGGGTAGAAGTATCTTGCCATCTTCTACAAACAAAACACCATACAAACCAAACGTGTTGCCATCTTTTAGAAACAACTGAGCGTCACGCCATAACTTGTTTATCTTGTGGTTCGCCTCTCTGTATATCTTTATGACACGTCGTGCTTCATGTAGCTCCATGTCAAACCCAAATGTCTTGAGTTGATCTTGGAACTTCTGCGCTCCCATGCCATACCCTGCGCCTAGGATTGTAGTTTTACCAACAAATCGTTGGTCTTTCGTAATTTCGCTTTCTGCTACACCGTATATTTTTGATGCCATCTTCTTGTAAACATCTTCACCCTTGGCAAACGCCTTTGTTAAATCGTCTTGTTCGGCAAGCCACGCCAACACTCTTGCCTCAATCTGTGCTGAGTCCGCGTCTATTATAGAATACCCTTGTGGTGCAATTATGCCACGCTTTAGCATGTTTGCGTTCGCGCCACGGCTAGGTAAATTCTGTAAATTTATCTTATCATCACCACCCCAACGTCCTGTATGAGCCGCGTAATATCTAACAGGTACAGGCAAAGTGCCTCGTTTTGCTATGTCGATAAACCTTTGCGTCCTTGTTTCTTCTAGTGTGCTTTTATTACCCAACCTGGCCGCAACAAGTGATTGAACTCTCTCGTCCTGATGTGTTAACAGGCGTTTGAATCCTTCATCAGACTTGGCAAAAGCCCATGTCTCCTTACCTGTAGTGGGGCTTATCTTCTTAGGAGGTGATACATCATATGCAGCAAGTAACTTCGCGAATTTGTCGTTACTCATCAAATCTTCTTTAGACGCACGAGCGTCCATGAGTAACTCTTCCTTGTGTTGACGTGTGCTAGCAAGGTGGTCTTCTAACAAGTCCAAGTTCAGATCCAAAACAGGCTCTACGAACATACGCAGTGACAAGTCAATAAGCTTAAGTTCTTTCTTCGGAAAGCCCTTTGCCATGATTGTAAACAAGTCGTATGTCAAGTCTACATCATTGACAGCATAGTCACCCAAGCGTTCTAGTTCTTCGTCGGTGAAGTCTTGTCTATGTTTATCAAGAGTGTTCTGTATCTCGTCACCCTTCTTACCCACACCATACTTCTGAGACAATGCACTAAGTGAAGCACTGCTTTCTACGCCATTTACAGCTCTCGCTATACAAACTGTATCAGTATAAGCACGAGGCTTAATACCAAATACCCAAGAGAGGATAGCACCATCAAACATAGTATTGTGAGCAAGTACCATCGACTTTTCCCAATCAAAGGTCTGTAAGTATTCCTTAAGTTGTTCCTGTGTACCACTTGCCCACTCCGTTTCTCCGTTGTTGACTTTGATAGCGACCCCAAGAACTTCAAACCTAGGGTCGCGTACGTATTCTTCTGTAGTCAGTTTTTTTAAAGAATACTCTTTGTTGTAGTATGTTTCAAAATCAAGAGTGATTAAGTCCACGATTCTTCTCCTTTACAGCGCACTCGTATTCAATACCGACGTACGCCATGTTATCTACGTAGTGATCTTTTTTCAATGGACTTGTCTGTCGCCTTGCTAACTTCGTCGCCTGGTGGACCAGAGTGATGTCTCTCGCTGTAAGACGTTGTCCTGTGATAGCATTATAGATGCGGGCAATATGTTCGTGGTTGTCCACAGCATCACCATAGTCTTTGTTACGCTCTGTAGCAGTGAGGCTCGACGCTTCACCAAGTAGCTGACAGCGGACAGGTGGTTTAGACTCAGCTATGATAACTTCTTTTGGTGTGCCTGATTCGTTTATAATCTTCAAGGCATAGCCATACGATACCTTACACGCCTTCGCTACTTCTTTGGGTTTTGCAAGCCTATTTTTGAGTATATACTTCCAAACTCTTTCTTTCTTAGCACTTGTACGCATTTTGATTTCTCCTCTTCTCTCATTTGTTTAATTAAATAATCTCTGTGCAACTTGGCGTTCTCACGTGCCTTTTTTAATCGCTCAGATACCTTTCTAACAATAACAGTCATTTCTTCTTACCTTTATTGTTAAACTGGTCAGGTTGAATAAGACCTTTTGCAATGTCACGTCTTACCATGTCTTTGTACTTCTTGATTACCTCTGGTTTGAAGTGACGCACTTGTCTCATTTTGTCGTCTTTGGGTATCGGCTTTAATTTAAATCTGTCATCTGTCATTTCATAAACTCTGGTTTTGGTAAAGGTATTCTAACTTCTACTATAAAGTCGTCTACCTTCACGCAGTTTGATTTACCTACAATAGGGTCACGCACTTGTTTTAGGCTTTGTGCTACATACATACACGTTTCGTGGTCATGGAAGTGAACCCTGCCCATATGTACTTCGCTCTCCATTATGTC